AGAACTTTCTTCTTACTTAATAGGTATGGTATTCAGTATAATGAAAATGAATACTTTGGTATTAAACTTACAGATGGTATGTATGATGAGGATAATGTAAAATACTATAAAGTATTTGATGTATCCAAGTATCTTAAATCAAACATTCAGTATATAATGCATTGGGCAGACCATATGAGTACTGTTATTGAAAGACAAAATTACAATAAATCTAAATAATACAGACATTGTGTCAGATATTTATTAAAGAATACTGACACTTTGTCATATTAATTTGGTTGGTATAGTATTGGATAATATGAATTTAAATTATTTCAAAAACTTAAACAAATTAACTATGTACAATTCAGATTTAAAAAAATTAGTAAATTTATTTAATTCTCCAAACTGGTACACTACCACAACTAATTACAATACATTTGCGGCAGATTACGATGTAACGCAGTTGGAGGATGGTAAACAACAATTAACATTTAATGTATTAGGGCATGATGTTAAAAACATTAAATTAGAAGTTACCGAAGATAAGGTAACAATTAAAGCAAAAAAGCAAGAAGGTAGTTCTCCGTTAGTACAGGACATCGATGTCACATTCAGTGTAGGCAAAGATTATGATGGAACTAAAACGGAGGCAAAATTCACTAATGGGTTACTTACTTTAACAATTGATAAGAAAGACGAAAGGAAATCAAAATCAATTTCAATTAAAGTTGATTAAGTGAATTATTTTTTGTATATTTATAGGTGGTAGGGTAAACTTACCACCTTTTTTTATTTAAAAATACTTATTACTATGATATACGACGAAAAAATAAAAAACCTATTGGAAGCCATTGATGGTAAATTGAGAATTTTACAGAATGGAATTAGTGGTGCACAACATTTATCACCATCTGAAGCACATGCTACATTAGCAGATGCTAGAATGTTAGTAGAACGCGTAGCAGAATTATCCAGAATAAATCGATAATATGAATTGGCTAAAAGTATTAGTGGGGTTATCTGCTATTATTATAGCCGGATGTGCTGCTTATTTCTCTGTAACTGGATTAGGTGTTCTTTTTGCAGGAGCATCTACATCTGTTATAGTGATGGCATCTTCGTTGGAGTTAGCTAAATTAGTTGCTGCAACATACTTAAAACAAAAATGGGATGTAATTGGTGGATTTAACAAATGGTATCTTACACTTTCAGTAGGAGTCCTTATGTTAATCACCTCTGCAGGTATTTTTGGATACCTTTCTAATGCTTTTCAGGCACAATCTCTTCAGTTACAACAGGTAGATAGAGAAATTGAAGTTCATCAAACTAAAATTGACCAAAACACTGCTCAAATCACTCAACTTTCTACTCAAATTAGTGAATTTAATACTAATCAAGGTAAAATTATCGATGGAGGTACGGTAAATTCTCGTTTACTGCGTTCAATTGATGCTAGAGATAAAGAAATCAGTAAAATTAATGATAAAATTTCAATTTTACAAGAAGAAAATGCAGCCGAAACCGAAAAAATTAACGAAATTAAGGTTACTAACCTAGATTTAGAGAAAGAAGTGGGTGGATTTCGATTTGTAGCAGAGGCATTTGATATAGAATTGAAAAATGTAGTAAAATTCTTCATATTTTTGATTGTAATTGTCTTTGACCCACTCGCAGTTGCTCTAATTATCGCATTTAACGGATTAATTTCTGATAAAAAAGAAAAAGAATACGAAGTATACGGTGATAAAGAAAAACAAAGAGAACTTCTTAAAGAAATCATACAAGCAGATGAGAAAGATGGTCTGTATGATGATTGGGATGTAATTTTGAACGACGGATTGGAAGATAAACCAACGGTAAATGAAGATATAGTAGAAAATCCCCCTAAAGAAGAAGAAGAATTACCGAATTTAAAATGGGAAGAGTATATGCATCCAGAATTTCCATGGAATAATCGTAAATTGTGGATAAATAATCCAAAAGCGGTAAATTATTGGTTAAATACTAAAAAAGGGAATGTTAGAGATTTAGCTAGATTCCGCACAGAGGATGAAAACATCAAAATTTACTAAACGCTTGTAAATACGAAATAATTTTCTTATATTTAACATATGAATATAGGATATGCATGTATTAATATGACCGTAGGTAAGAAAATTACCACTAATCGTACAATGGTCAAAAAAACCTTCAATCAAAAAGGTTTAGATTACGTTTCCGAACTTGCATTACTCAATGCAAAGGATGTTATTAAGATTTTAGAGTGGAATAGGATGAATGGTATTAAGTTCTTCCGTCTTTCATCTACTATCATTCCGTGGGGTGATAATTTCGACATTACTCAATTAAAGGATTACAAAGAAATCAAATCAGAGCTTAAAAAAGCAGGTGATTTTGCTAAATTTCATAATATCCGTATTAATTCACATCCAGGTCCATTTAATGTATTACCATCTCCAAACGAAGAAGTTATTCAAAAGACTTTTGCCGATTTGGAACTACATGGTAAGATTTTTGATATGATGGGGTTATCAAAAACACATTACAACAATATAAATATCCATTGTAATGGTGTCTACGGAGATAAAAAGTCTGCAATGGATAGATTGATACAAAACTTCAAAAGACTCTCACCAAGCGTACAAAAACGATTGACATTGGAGAATGATGATAAAGCATCTATGTACTCTGTTAAAGATTTGATGTATATCCACGAACATACTGGTATTCCTATTGTTTTCGATTATCACCACCACCAATTTTGTACAGGTGGATTAACGGAAGAAGAAGCTCTTAAATTAGCAGCAACTACTTGGCCAAAAGGTATTACGCAAGAAGTTCATTATTCAGAATCGAAGGCATTACATGAAAACAACCCAAAAGAAAAACCGCAAGCACATTCCTATCTTATTAATGCCCTCCCCAATACATACGAGTTGGATTTGGACATTATGGTTGAAGCAAAAGGAAAAGAATTAGCAATTTTACCTTTTATAAAAATAATGTTATGAAAAAATACGCACTATACATCGGAAGATGGCAGAATTGGCACAAAGGACATGAGTGGTTAATCAATCAACAATTAGAAAAGGGTAAAAATGTTTGGTTAGCAATTAGAGATGTTCCAACAGATGAGAATAATCCAAAAACTGCTCAACAGGTTATGATAGATTTAACTAAAGAATCTTTTTTTATTGATAATTGGGATAAAATTCATATATCAATTATTCCTGATATTGAATCAGTAAATTATGGTAGAGGAGTAGGGTATGATGTAATTTATCACGAACCACCCACAAATATAGCCGAAATTAGTGGAACTGCAATCAGAAATGGAGAAATAGATGCCACAGGTAAAAAGACACATAGCTAAAACCATCTCATACCGCATTGTAAGTACTTTAATTGGATTCTTAATAATGTGGTGGATAAGTGGTTCTATTAAAATAGGTGCTGCTTTCGGAGTGGTTGAATTAGTGTACAAACCCATACAATACTTTCTACATGAAAGAATATGGTATAAATTTATAAAATACGGACTTAAAAATAAATAAAAATATGAAATTAATTACAGACAAAGCATCAAACGGATTACAATCTAAAGAATTTAGCGAGTTTCTTTTAACACGCGTCCCCAAAACCGAAATTACTGCTAAAGAAGCAGATGAATTAGAACAAACTCTGAAAGATGGATTAAACGAATACCCAGGATTAGGTATATCTGCAACTCAATTGGGTATTAAAAAAAGAGCATGTTATATTAAGTTTGGGTACGATGAAGATAGTAGAGAACTATTTTTAGTGAATCCCGTTATTACAGAACGGTCTAAAGAAGGATTTCTTTTTTATGAAGGATGTTTATCCATTCCTAAAACCATTGAAAACCCATTACGAACTATTAGGTCTTGTAAAATTAAAGTTCAAACTGATAATTTGGGAGAATTGGAATTTGAAATCAATCCAGAAGGAGATAAAGCTGATGAAAGAGTTTCAATTGAAACAATGATGACTGTTATCGTTCAGCATGAAATTGACCATTTAGATGGAATAACTATTAAAGATAGGGTTTATTCTACAACTATCGTAAAGAAAAATAATTATGGTAGAAATGATAAAATTGTAATGAAATCACCAACTGGTGAACTGGTTGAGGTTAAATACAAAAAAGCAAATAATTATTTTTTACAAGGATATGAAATAGTGTAATTATGGAAATAGCTTTATTTATAATCACCTTATTATTCGTATTATGTATTTACA